CTGAGCGTTATCCTGCTGGAGACTACAAATTCCGTGCCTATTCCAGCATGGGAATCATGGCTAAGGAACTGGAAATGACTCAGATGATCCAGTTGTTGTCCATGACACAGCCAGGTACTCCTCCGTTTGCTCTCCTCCTACTGTCCATCTTTGAGAATAGCTCCATGTCTAACCGTGACGACATGAAGGCCGCTATTGTTCAAATGATGCAGCCTGATCCACAACAGGCACAGTTGCAGCAGACGGTTCAACAGTTGGAACTGATGAAGCTCCAGGCAGAAGTTGAGGAAATGAAGGCTGGAGCCATGAAGGAAATGTCTCAGGCCGCTAAACTCCAGTCCGAAGTTGAGGGGACACGCTCTCAGGACGCCTTGATTGAACGTCAGATGGAACTGGCCGAGAAGATGGCGAAGATTGAAAAACTCCGTGTTGACTCTGCTAACATTCAGTCCGAGACGATGCGTAATATCCCTGAAGTGGAACATCTTCAGTCAGAAACTATTCTGAACCTTGCCAAAGCACGAACGGCTGGCAATGTTAACTGATAAGGAATTCTTAGAGAAACGTCTTGATCTGTTCACCAGCGAAGCCTGGAGTCTCTTCACAGAAGAGCTAACTTCCATGGCCGACTCACTGGAGAAAATACAGACCATAGACGACGAGAAAACCCTCTTTTTACGTAGAGGGCAGGTGGACATTCTCAATATGATTATCAACCTTGAGGAGACCACCAAATTAGCGTTGGATCAATTAGACCATTCAGTTTAATCCCAACATGTTTTAACTCCATAATCTATTAGGGACGGAGGAGATTAGTAATATGAGTAGTGTAGTTGTTGAAGAACAAGTTGAAACACCTGAGGAAACGGCCCAGTTTTCGGAAATAGGTAATGAAGAGACTCCCCAAGTGGAACAATCTCAAGATAAACCGGAGGAAGGGGAATTTGAACTCCCTGCAAAATTCCAAGGGAAATCTATGGAGGACATTATTTCCTCCTACACAAACCTTGAAAAAGAATTGGGGCGGAAAGGCCAAGAGGTCGGAGAACTTAGGAAACTTACCGACGAAATTCTAAAACAACAACTTGCCACTAATCAAAACGGGACTAAAGAAGAAGAATATTACGCTGTCGAAGAGGATATTGATTTCTTTGATGACCCTAACCAAGCGGTTAGTAAAGCCATTGAGAATCATCCTAAGTTCCGTGAGTTTGAAGAGCAACAGAAAGTGCAAGCCGCACAGGTTACAACTCAGAAACTTGAAGCAGCACATCCTGATTATCTTGAGGTCGTTAGTGACCCCAAATTTCAGGAGTGGGTACAGGAGAGTCCCATTCGGACTCAGTTGTATGTCTCAGCACATAACTACGATTTGAATTCCGCTATGGAACTCATTGGTAACTGGAAAGAACGTGCTTTGATCACTAATACGACGGAGGCCGAGGCGAACAAGCAAGCCAAACGAGAGGAAGCTCTCAAGGCCGGTAAAGGCGTCTCACGGACTTCTGCTGAATCCACATCCGGTAAGAAAATCTACCGTAGGGCTGATCTAATCAGGCTAAAAACCAGTGATCCTGGGCGTTATGAAGCATTGCAGGACGAAATCCTACAAGCCTACGCCGAGGGTCGTGTAAAATAACCCCTAAGAGCTAAAGGAGTATAGACATGGCTTTGGGTTCAAACCAGCAGACTACCACGACTGCGGCGAATTTTATTCCCGAACTGTGGTCCGACGAAGTTATCGCCGGTTACAAAAAGAACTTGGTGATGGGTAATGTCGTCACCAAAATCAACCACAACGGCAAAAAAGGTGACACGATCCACATTCCGGCCCCGGTCCGTGGTTCGGCTAACGCCAAGTCCGCCAATACGCAGGTCACGCTGCAGGGTGATACGCACTCTGTCGTCAACCTGTCGATCAACAAGCACTACGAATATTCCGTGGTGATTGAAGACATCGTTGAAGTTCAGGCTCTGCAGTCGCTGCGCCGGTTCTACACGGACGACGCCGGTTACGCTCTCGCCACTCAGGTCGACTCCGATCTGTTCGTGGAAGTGGAAGCCCTCCAAGGTGGTACCGCTGGTGCCAACACTTGGGCCTCTGCGGTTATTGGTGGTGACGGTTCCACGGCTTATGCCCAGACGGCGAACACCAACGCCGGTAACGGTTCGGACATCACGGACGCGGGTATCCGTGCCATGATCCTGACCCTGGACAACGCCGACGTTCCCATGGACAACCGTTGCATGGTCATTCCGCCCATCGCGGCTAATGACATGCTGGGCATCAACCGCTTCACGGAGCAGCAGTACATTGGTGACGGTAACGCCATTAAGACCGGTAAGATCGGCTCGATCTACGGCATGGACGTGTTCGTCTCCAGCAACTGCCCGACGGAAACGGCTGCTGATACCTCTACGCTCTACCGTGTGGGTGTCATGATGCACAAAGATGCCGTTGCTCTGGTTGAGCAAATGGGTGTCCGTTCGCAGACGCAGTACAAACAGGAATACCTCGGTGACCTGTTCACTGCCGACACGCTGTATGGTGTTGGTGAACTCCGCAACGATGCGGGTGTTGCCTTCGTCGTACCGTCCACCTAAGGACTACGGAGGGGAGGGGTAAGTTACTCCTCTCCTCCTTACCTTAGATCAGAAAAGGATTACATATGCCCTCTTACTCCTACATTTGCAAAGCCTGTCATCACCGGCAGAACGAGATTCGTACTTATGAGGATCGTAAGCGTAAAGCCAAGTGTGGCGAATGTGGTGGTCGTTCTTCCTATACGATTTCATCACCTGTAGTGTGGGACGACGCTGATACCCGTTGGATACGTCAGCATGAATGTGAAGGAAATGGCGTAAGAAGCAATGTCTAATCACGCTAAGTACACCACTCCTGATGTAGACCCC